CCTGCAGACGCTACAGGTTGTTTAGGATTATCTAATTCAAACTTTTGTTTTTTTAATGTGAGCAAATCTTTCGCAACGTCAGACATGGTTTTCATTATTTGACCCGCAACCTCATATGAGCGAGGATGTTCGCTACTTCTTGCAAGTGAAATTACATCGTCAAGAGCTGTTCTGCCTTGAGTAATAACCTCGCGGAGAGTCGTGCGAGCCAATTCATAATCATCATCTTGAACTTCGCGTAGAATTTTTTGTTCTTTTACAGGTTCAAGATTAAAAATTTCGTTCAGCTTATCAGTCATCAAAACCCTCGAATGTTTCTACAAACACTACAGTATTACCTGCATAAACATTTGCATTAGTTGTGACTGTATAAGTGCCCAAACTATTTGTTAAGGCAGGATCATTCCAATAATTAACTTTTGCTGTGCGAATGACACCTTGTTTGCTAGTTGGGCCATAGAAGTTTGTTTTCATTGTGAAAGACAACGTCCAAACTATAGCGCGCCTTTCTGTAAATTCACCATCGTAATTGTCAGTAAAGTCAATATTATCTAACGTTATCGGAATATCATGTTTGATATTCAACTCTGGAACAGCTTTAATAGTTAGATTAAAATCTGGATTAAAATATGGGAGAATTTGTTCGACAATTTGTAAAGCGTCATCCGAGTTCTTTGAATAGATGTAAAGATTAATTAGTATATTATAAGGAACTGGGGCGTATTGTGTTGTCAAAGTATTATTGGTAGAATTTACATATCTGTTTTGTTGAACAGACGATATTTTTCTTGAAGGATCATAATCTATTTTGATTAACTCAAATGACATACGAGGTAAAGTTACTTGTACATTTCTTTCCTCTGCATTTGGAAGTTGATCAATTCTAGCAAGAAACTTTTGTCTGGGTGCATACGCTAATGGTACTCGCAACGATTTGTGATTGCTTCTTTCTATTTCAATGTTATTGAATAGGTTTCCAAATGCAATGATGCATTTGCGAATAGTTCCCCAATAAAATTTTCCTGTTGATAACATTATCTTGTGTAAACCTCTCCGAACGGATTACGTTCAGTAAAATCTAAAATATCGGTAACAGTTGTTTCAAAGTCATCATTCTGAGCATTTTTATCGGAGGTATTGATATCAAATGTCTCGAGATATAACTCTGATTCGGCGTCAGTTTCTAATAAGAATGCAGTTCCATCCTCTAAAGTCAATGTATAATTATCGCTTGCCTGGTCATACTTATCTGCAATCTCATCGATCTCACGAACTTCTGTGTTAACTTCTTCGTGACTAAATTGATAAAGTTCACATTCTAACTTATAAACATAAAGTTTACCGACCTGAAAGAAAGGATCTTTGACTTCGACATATTTAATTTCAAAGAAAGATTTTGTTAAAGGAAAGAAAATTAAATCACCTTCGGTAGGGCGATTAAACAAGGCACTTAATTTTTTACGTCCTACTGATTCTTCCCATCTGCGTCTAGCTACAATGAAAGTAGCGGTATCTTGTATTTCGACGCCAAATTTACTCAGAAGATCTGTGCCTCCAAACCCGGTTGTATTTTCTAAATAAGCCTCCAGAGGAAAAGCATCTTCAAATTTGTTAGTAGGATCTTCATTCAAAATCATGTCACGATTAACAGCAACACGAGGTATATAAAAACAATCGAATCCGTAAATTTTTAAACACTCGATGATAAGATCTTCATGAAGAAGCGACTCTGAACGCTTCCCCATAGGTATTCCACTTTGAAAGTAAAAATTTGTCGCCATTTATTACTTCTTATATTGCGAGTTGATTGACAAGGATGTACAATTGCTTTGTTGGCAATGATGAAAATTAACCTGTAATAAACATTGGAGGTAATTCAAATCTAGATTGCATTTCTTCTTCGATTTTTTCAATTTCCTCTAGTGCCTCATCATAAATTTGTTGTCCATTTAATGTTACTCCACCAGGAAGTTGTACACCACTAAATTTCTTTAAATTTTCACCCCATTGTCTTTTTATTAAAGCTGTAGCGTATCTTTTTAAAAACATATCATTATAAACATCAGAATAAGTGGATGGGTCTAAAATCCTATAACAATTCACAATTAAATAATCATTTAACCCAGCATCTCTTTCCCAATCCATATCCACATACAATCGATTCATATGTCTGTTAAACCGAAAGGGTTTTTGTCCCACTAATAAGTCATTTATTAATCTCAAATGCGTTTGAATCATTGTGTAATGAATCATGTCTACTGACATGAGATTGTATAAATCTTGGACAAGCATTTGATAACGAATATCAAATAAATTTATTCCTGAAGTACGGTCAAAGAAAGGTAAAACATTCTTTACTCCCAAAACTGAATCAGCAATATCAAAATATTTTTTGTCGTAAGAACCTTTAGAGAAAGAGGTTATAACACCAGTTGCGCCATCAGAGCTTGTTACTGTTTCACCTACTGTAAATGAAGCATCTTCTGTTGTTTTATAAACAGAAATTACATCACCAGAAAGTGCAGTCCCTGTTACAGTTGTCAATGTTCCACTTGTTGCACCTGTAATAATTTCACCCGCTTTAAACAAATTAGCAGTGTTGGTAGTCAAAACAAGATTTGATGCAGTAACTTGTGTCTTTAAATATACTTCTTCAACTGCATCGAAGTGGTATTCTCGGTAAAATTGAAATGCATCATCTAAACGATCCTCAATTTGGTCATCATCGACGTTAATTTCTATAACGGGATGTCCCAATCTACGTAAGCAATAATCTGCTAATTCTTGTCTAGAGGTTACACTGGCCATAGCAGTCCTTTAAGTTTCTTTGATTATTTATAAGGACTGCAAATTCACTATTTTAAACCCATTGACGCCCTTATTTTGGTTGCAGAAATAGCATGAATATTTTCATCAAAAACTTCTTGCTCAATCTTATATCCGACATCTCGACCATAAGTGATGTTGGTTATGTTTGGGACAACAATAATTTCATATTGTCCTTGATAGAGCGGGTCAAGATCCTTTCGAATAAATGCTTTTACTTGTTCAATTGCAAAAGGATTACTGTTATTCCAACCCTGGCAGTCACGAATCATAATGCAAACTTGACCAGTTTTTTCTAAAGCTCTTTCAAATAATGCACGATGCCCTTCATGCCAAGGTTGCCAACGACCTAGCATCTGAACAGTTTCCTTTTGCCAATCAAAAGTGGGTCGTCTCTTGTTTTTAAGAATCATGTCTCCGACAAAAGGGACCCACTTTTCGGCGTTTTGTTCTGTAATGTGAAAGTCATACAAAGTAGGAGGAACAAATGCTTTATTCGTATCTTCGTATCTACCTTCTTTGATGGTGTCCATCCAAATTGTCCAGTCGGCTTTAAAATTATGGCGCATTTCTGGAAGCGGGGCTACAAAATCACAAATTACATAATCAGTATTGCACCTTAACGCAAACTCAGCCATTCGAATACTTTGACGAATTCTACCTTCTCGAGAAAAATCCCAATCATTAAACTTTTTTCTTACTTCATCAGCATTAAACCACTCAACAGTTGCTTTAAAATGATATGGCACAGCGTCAAGGTAAGCTAACTTTTCTGCTGGGATGTTATGAACACCACTATTATCAATTAAATATCGTTTTAAACTTTCAGCGAAATATGTCTTTCCCGATCCAGGTAACCCCATAATAAGAATTTTTTGCATAATTATTCCAAAGCTGCCTTTCCTTCTGTGATGGCATCTGTAAGATCACTTAGATCACCTCCTAGTTCAACAACTTGCGGATCCGCCATAACAATTTCTAAATGTCCAACGTTACGTTCAATATTTCCCCGACCTTCTTCTGTAAGCACTCCAGTTTCAGCTTTCTTTTGAAGTTCATTTGTGATAACCCAAACGCTATCACGCGCTGCTCGTACTGTTCCATCTACTCTCTGCTGTGGGGTTAGTTTTTGTTCAAGCATATTAAGCTCCTATTATAAATGAGGGATTTTGTTGAGTTAAGATTGGATCATTATCCGGAAGAAATTCTTGTTGAGGAATTTCTTCATTCATTGTGCGCCAAAATTCAGCATTCTTACACTTATTTATAATATTTTCAGATAGTATTTCAGCGGGATTAATACCTCGACGACCTAAAGTTCCTCGAACATCATGCATGTCTGCCATTCCATATACTTGGCCATCGTTTTCTTGGTGAATATTTACAAGATTTGCAAAGTCATGTTTGAAATAGTCCTCTTCAAGAAAGTCGTAAATTTTTTCCATCGTATCTTGTGGATTATCAAGTAAATCATCATATTCAACAAAATGTAAAGCTCTTTGATGACCTTGCATAATACATTGCTTGAGACCCTCATAACTTTGCCCCAAAATACCCATAGGGCTTGCTAATATCTCACATCGATTATCATCAGTTAACGAAAGATTTGATTTAACAAGCATTTCATCTAGAAAATTAAGTTTTACAGTATCAACTTTTTGAAGATTTCTTCTTTGCATTGCGATGAACGATGCAAGAATTTCATCAATACTTCTAACAGGACAAATAACTTTTGGCTGAATACCAAAGTATCCGGAAATATAATGCAAACGGTTAACCCATGATCTGTTTTTATCGATGATTACAGGTTTATCAACATCCATATAAAATTGTGGCAGAGTGTTTGCAATCATCCGTGCAGCAATTTGTGGTTTTGGATACGCCAAAAATAATTCATCTTGTGACAAAGATGTTTCTAGAGCTACCATAGTAGGAACAACAGGGGAGCTGGGACCTGAATAAATCCTTGGATTTTGATTTAAAATCGCTGAGAGAAGTGTACTACCTGCTCGAGGCAATCCTGCCATAAAGTAATATGTTTTTGATTGAATTTGTTTTGGTGATTCATTCTCCATCATAATCTCCTATTGTTTATCCACAGATTCAATAATTTTGTTTACATCAAACAACTTTACATCTTCTGTAAATGGGTATTCGTTTTCATTACCATTGAAATCAAAATCAAATAAGTAACTTCCCGGAAGTTTAAAATCATACGGAACTTCTGTACAGATATTATCGTGTAAATCATATCCAAATACAGAGGGGCTAGTACCATTCCATAATACAGTTGACTTTTTATTCATTGCAGCTGCTGCATGTTGCAAACTTGAATCAATAAGTATTCTTTTCTTAACATGCAATAAAAGTGTAAAGAATTCCATTAAACTTAATGATTGTTGTTGTGTAGCAAAAATGTGTTCAGCCCCTATAAGTTTTGGTGAATTTACTTTTGTAACTTGATAAATGTGATATGTATTTTTGTAGTGCTCAACCAGTTCTTGAGCAATATCGAATGGCATA